ACTATTAATAATACAGTAGATAGCGCTTACGTACAAGCAAGAGCTGACTCAGATTACATAACTGGTATTATTGATTCTAATTATGTGACCAATATTATTCAAACGGCACCAAACAGGCCTGTTCTTGAAGCGTTTAATCTAGCAGATAGTGCAACATTTAATACATTTGCTGCAGGGACAATGATTTTCTTGAATGACGGTAACTCTGGAGATCCTTGTATTGCAGTAAAAGATAGTGCTGCTGGTAACTTTAGAATTATTGCATTCGGTGCAATCCCATCTGGTGGTGGCGGTGGTGGTGGATTCTAATCCATGAGTGAAGATAAAGATAATGTAAAAAATGATTATGAATATTCTCGAGACACTCTTTACGAATTAATTGAAAAGGGTAAAGATGCTCTTGAAAATATGATAGAGGTTGCCCGTGAATCCGAACACCCTCGTGCATATGAGGTTCTTTCTGGTCTGATTAAAAACGTGTCAGATACAAATGACAAGTTGATGGATTTGAATAAAAAACACAAACTGATGGATGAGAAAGATGAAGTGAAACAGGTTGAAAATCAGCAGAATAATTACTTTCTTGGATCCACTGCTGATATTCAAAAACTATTACATGAGAATGATATTATAGATGCAGATGCTGAACCAGAAAGAGTCCTATCTCGGAAATCCTAACGTTAAGAGAGATGGTGTTCTTCAACAGTGGACACCAGAACTTTTAAGAGAATATAAAAAGTGTATGGATGATCCTGTATACTTTACCGAAAACTATGTGAAAGTTATTGCACTTGACAGTGGATTAGTTCCATTCAAGCTTTATCCTTATCAGAAGGATATGTTTCACCACTTTGGAGAAAATCGTTTCAATGTCGTTCTCGCATGTCGTCAATCTGGCAAATCAATATCCGCCTGCGCGTACCTTCTATGGTTCGCTCTCTTTAATTCGGAGAAAACAGTTGCGATTCTTGCGAATAAAGGGGCGACAGCTCGGGAGATGTTATCTCGTATCACGCTCATGCTTGAAAACATTCCGTTCTTTTTACAACCAGGCTCGAAGGCTCTCAATAAAGGATCTTTGGAATTCAGTAATAACTCACGGATCCTTGCGGCTGCAACAAGTGGTAGCTCTATTCGTGGTATGTCAGTTAATCTTCTATACTTGGATGAGTTTGCTTTCGTAGAACGTGCTGCTGAGTTCTACACATCAACATATCCAGTTGTTTCCTCAGGTAAAGATACAAAGGTAATTATTACCTCTACCGCTAATGGTATCGGAAACCAGTTTCATAAGATATGGGAAGGTGCCGTACAAAGAACAAATGAGTTTAAATCATTTCGTGTAGATTGGTTTGATGTTCCTGGACGGGACGAGGAATGGAAAAAACAAACTGTAGCAAATACCAGTCAGTTACAGTTTGACCAAGAGTTCGGCAATACTTTCTTCGGTACAGGAGATACACTTATTAATGCCGAAACACTGCTAGGGTTAAGAGCTAAAAATCCTACTGGTGTTTTGGAAGGTGGAGATTTCTTGGTATATGATGATCCAAAGAAAGACCATCAGTACATCATCACGGTTGATGTAAGTAAGGGAAGAGGTCAGGATTATTCTACATTTAATGTGATCGATATTAGCGTTCGCCCGTTCGCACAGGTTGCTGTATATCGCAATAACACTATCTCTCCAATACTCTTCCCGAACATTATTTATAAGTATGCAAAATTTTATAATGATGGATATGTGGTAATTGAGTCAAATGATCAAGGGTCGTTAGTGTGTAATGGATTGTACCATGACCTAGAATATGAAAACATGCATGTTGAGTCTGCAATTAAATCCAATGCCCTTGGTATTGAAATCACTCGTAAAACCAAAAGGCTTGGGTGTTCTGCATTTAAGGACATACTTGAACAGGGCAAGATACAGATAGTAGACGAAAAGACAATTATGGAAATATCTACATTCGAGGCCCGAGGACAGTCATATGAGGCATCTGACGGTAACCACGATGACTTGGTTATGAATTTTGTGATGTTTGGTTATTTTGTTTCTACACAGTACTTCAGTGATATGACCGATATTAATCTAAAAGAAATGCTGTTTAAACAAAAAATGCAAGAGATCCAAGATGACATGGTTCCCTTCGGTATCATAGATGATGGTTCTGATTACATTGAACAAATTGAAAGAAAAGATGATCCATGGAGTGTAACATTGAACACAGATAAGGCTATCTGGGATCCAGACCTATAATGTAATAAAATTATAAATAATGGTAAGTTGACTAACCGTATTATGGAACATATAATTTTTAACAGAGGAAGATAAAAATGGCACTTTCAACACCGTCTGCTTCACCAGCGGTTGTCGTCAAAGAAATAGATCTGACTGGTGGCGTTCCAAACGTACAGTCAACTACTGGCGCAATCGTAGGGAACTTTCGTTGGGGTCCTGTTGAACAAAGATATTTAATTGATAACGAGACATCTCTCGTAAATGTTTTTGCTTCTCCAGACTCAGCAAACACAATTGATTGGCATTCTGCTTCTTATTTCCTACGCTACTCAGGTTCACTCCAAGTCGTACGTGAAACAGACAGCAGTGCAGTAAATTCTCGCTCAACAATTGGGCAACTCGCAACCGATTCGGATGGTGGTCTAGGTATACCTACCATTAAAAACGAAACAGATTTCTTAGGTCAGCAATCTACACTGGCCGCAGCAAGTCATACATTCATTGCAAAATATCCTGGCAAATTAGGTAACGGACTTAAAATTTCTGTCTGTCCACCAGATGCAACTGCATTTAATGCATGGGCATATAAAAGTGAATTTGACGCAGTACCTGGAACATCTAACTATGCTTCACAAGCAGGTGCTTCAAATGATGAAATTCATTTGGTCGTCGTTGATTCCGATGGTGAATTTACCGGTACCAGAGGTACAGTTCTAGAAAGATATCCTTTCATGTCTGTAGGTACAGACGCTAAAAACACCGATGGAACAACAAACTATGCAATTGATGTGGTCAACAGTCGTTCAGATTATGTCTGGATGGTTGGTTTTGATTCTGATTTCTCAACTGCAGGTGCAGGTACAAGTATCACAAATGGTGATAACTTTGATCCTACAAACCTTTCTGCTTCACCTAACTATGTTCTTAGAAAAGGTGATAACTCAGGTGCACTTGGTACTGCAGAATTTATCTCAGGATTTGACCTTTTTGAAGATAAAGACATTGTAGAGGTTGATTTCTTAATTGCTCCTGGCATGGCTACAACAGAGAATCAGACAACAATTGTTAATGATCTCATAACAACTGCACAATCACTTCGTAAAGATTGTGTTGTATGTACATCACCTGCACGTGATGATGTTGTAAACTTGACCAACACTAACACAATGACAAGCAACATTGTATCAACAGCAAATACATTCACAAACTCATCATATCTAGTAGTTGATGGCAACTACTTGAAAATCTATGATAAGTTCAATGATCAGTATATCAACATTCCAGCTGCATCGTCTACTGCCGGTATCATGGCTGCCACGGATCTTAACCGTGCTCCTTGGTTCTCACCTGCAGGTTCACGTCGTGGTCAGTATCTTGGTATCACTGCAATTTCATATTCACCAACTAAAGCACAACGTGATACCCTTTATAAAGCAGGTGTAAACCCTGTTGCAAATATCCCAGGGCAAGGTGTGCTGTTGTTTGGTGACAAAACAAAACTTGGTCGCCCATCTGCGTTTGACCGTATCAATGTTCGCCGCCTGTTCTTGGTGCTTGAACGTGCGATTGGTCGTGCAGCTGAACAAGTTATGTTCGAGTTTAACGATGAGTTTACTCGGGCAGAGTTTGTCAACATTGTAGAACCAGTACTTCGTGAAGTAAGAGGCCGTCGTGGTATTACCGATTTCCGTGTAGTCTGTGACGAAACAAATAATACACCAGCAGTTGTAGATCGTAACGAGTTTATCGCTAACATCTTCATCAAACCTGCTCGGTCTATTAACTATGTAACTCTAAACTTTGTTGCTGTTCGTACCGGTGTTGACTTCGAAGAAGTCGTAGGCACGGTGTAAGGAGATAAAAAATGGCAATTCTCGGAGTTGATGATTTTAAAGCAAAACTAAGAGGTGGTGGTGCACGTCCAAACCTCTTTCAGGTAACAATTAACTATCCTGGTTATGCAAATGGTGATGCAGAACTTACATCATTTATGGTGTCTGCAGCATCTTTGCCTTCCTCAGCGATGGGTGAGATTATTGTACCGTTCCGCGGACGTCAGCTAAAGATGGCTGGTGACCGTACATTCGATCAGTGGACAACAACAATTGTTAACGACACTGATTTTGCGGTACGTAATGCACTTGAAAGATGGATGAACGGTATCAATGCTCATAGTGCAAACACAGGGCTTGAAGCTCCTATTGCATATGAAGCAGACCTAAAAGTAGAACAACTTGATCGGTCAGGTACAGTCCTCAAGACTTATACCTTCCGTGGGGCATATCCAGCAAATATTTCAGAAATTGCGTTGGATTTCTCCTCGAATGATGCGATCGAGAACTTTACTTGTACGTGGTCATATCAGTATTATGAGTCTGACACAACCACATAAATAAAACTTTGAAAAGAGAGACTGGGATTTTCTCAGTCTCTCCCTTACTTATTTGAAGGAATTGAAATGGCAGAAGAATCCGGATCATCAGAAGGCGTAAATCTTTTTGGTTTTCAAATAACAAGAGCCAAGAAGAAAGAAAACGATAGTAAAACACCTTCCATCGTGCCACCACGTGATGACGAAGGTGGAAGTTACGCTACTGCTAGTGGTTCACATTATGGGCAGTATCTGAATCTAGACGGTAATGATTCTAAAGACAACTATCAATTGATTATGAAATATCGTGGTAATGCCATGCATCCTGAAGTAGATGCTGCAATCGAAGATATTGTTAATGAATCTATTAGCTCCAGTGAACTTGAGCAAAATCTTGATATCAATATGGATGATGTGAAGGCACCGGATAGAATTAAAAAACTTATTAAAGAAGAATTTGACACAATCTATTCTATGTTAAACTTCAAGGAATTAGGTCATGACATATTCCGTCGCTGGTATGTTGACGGTAGACTGTATCACAACCTTGTGGTAAATGAAGAGAACCCAAAAGAGGGTATTAAAGAAATTAGACCTGTTGATGCTGCTAAGATGCGCAAGGTCAAAAAAGTAAAATACAAGAAAGATCCGAAAACTGGAGCAAAACTTGTAGACAAGACTGATGAATTTTTCGTGTTTCAAGAGAAACCAGGTCAATCTACTTCTGGTGTAAAGATGACAGTTGATTCTGTCTCCTATGTAACATCTGGTCTTTTATCGGAAGATCGTAAGAAGATTGTATCACATTTACATAAGGCATTAAAACCTATCAACCAGCTACGGATGATGGAAGATGCTTTGGTTATCTATAGACTATCACGTGCACCAGAACGTCGTATTTTCTATATTGATGTTGGTAACTTGCCTCGTGGTAAGTCCGAGCAGTATATGAAAGACATCATGGCCAAGTATCGTAACAAACTTGTTTATGATGCACAGACTGGTGAGATTCGAGATGACCGTAAACACCAATCAATGTTGGAAGATTTTTGGTTACCAAGACGTGAGGGTGGTAGAGGTACAGAAATCACAACCTTACCTGGGGGTGAAAATCTAGGACAGATTGATGATATCGTTTACTTCCAAAAAAGAATGTATCGGTCATTAAATGTTCCTATCAGTAGATTAGAACCTGACCAAACAGGCGGTATTCTTGGTCGTTCGACAGAAATTAATAGAGACGAACTAAAATTTCAAAAGTTTATTGATAGAGTTCGTACTCGGTTTGCACATCTATTTTATGGCATACTGAAGAAACAGCTAATCTTAAAAGGTATTGTAACCGAAGAGGATTGGAATGAGTGGAAAAATGATCTCACAGTTGATTATATTAAAGATAATCATTTTTCCGAACTTCGTGATGCCGAGCTTATGCAAAATAGATTTGCCATGTTAGATCAAGCTGCAAATTATGTTGGTGAATATTATTCCAAACAGTGGGTAATGAAAAACATTCTCATGCTTTCCGATGAAGATATAGAAAATATGAAAAAGGAAATGGGTGAGGAAGAAAAGAGTGGTGAAACTCAACAAGAACCACCTGAACAAGAAATTCCTGATGAAGAACCACAGGATGATGAGGAACCTCAAGGAGATGATAATGAGTGAAATGGCTAGAGAATTGGTCCAACAGGCATTAGACCAAGACTATAATAAAGCAAATAAAACATTTGGTGATATGATGGGCACAAAAATTTCTGCTGCTCTTGATCAAGAACAGATTAGATTAGCTGACCAAATCTACAATGGAGTAGAACCAGATGAAGATGAAGATGACATCATGGGGGATGAAGATGACATTGACGAGACCGAATCTGACGTTGAAACAGAAGATGAGTTTGAATCGGAAGATGAGGATGATGAGGAAGAATTTGAGTCCGATGAGGATGAGGAAGACTTCGTTGATGAGGATGATGAATCATAAAACTCTTTAAAGATAACAAAGTTATAAATAAAGGTAACAAATGAAAACATTCGCACAAATCAGAGAATTATCTGGAAGAAAACCAACTGGGAAAAAAGTTACCAGTCAAAAGATTGGTAAGATAAAAGTTGAAGTTTATAAAGAACCATCTGGCTTTGTTGCATATGTGGATGGCGATAGACTGGACAGATATAAAAACGAAAAGGAAGCCATGAAGGCTGCCCAAGAATTTATAAAGGCTTATAACAAATGAAACTTATATCAGAATTTGTTGAACAAGACCTACAGTTTGTTGCAGAAGCAAATGAAAAGGGCGAAAAGACATATGCCATTGAAGGTGTATTTGCTCAAGCGAATGTTAAAAACAGAAACGGACGTGTTTACCCAAAACCAATCATGGAAAAAGCTGTGGGTAAGTATGTCGGTGAACAAGTTTCTAAAGGTCGGGCAGTAGGTGAATTGAATCACCCAGCAGGTCCGACGGTAAATTTAGATAAAGTTTCTCACAAGATCCAATCTCTTAAATTTGAGGGTAACGATGTTGTGGGCAAGGCGACTATATTGGACACACCAATGGGTAATATTGTAAAAGGTTTACTTGATGGTGGAGTTGGATTGGGCGTCTCGACTCGTGGTATGGGAAGTTTGAAGAACAATAATGGCGTGATGGAAGTTCAGGGTGATTTCATGTTGAACGCTATCGACATTGTTCAGGATCCATCTGCACCTAGCGCATTTGTTAATGGAGTTATGGAAGGTGTTGAGTGGGTTTGGAACAACGGCATTATTGAGGCACAAACTATTGAAAAAATTGAGACTGAAATTAAAAAAGCTCCTCGGGCCGATCTCTATGAGACACAGGTTCGTGAATGGAAAAATTTCCTCTCGTTGCTTAAATCAAATTAAAGGAGTCAAAAATGACTGATGAAAATCAAATTGAAGATCAGGACGTTGAACTCCATGACGAAGTAACAGACGAAGTTATGGAAGCATCAACTCACGATCCGAAAACTGCACCTGCACAAGCAGTAGCAGCAACCGATAAAGCTGGTGATGCAACATCAACATCTGGCGCACGCAAGATGGCTGGTGGTACAGCAGCAGATAACACAACCAAAGATCCAATGCCTAAGACAAAGGCCGGTATCATCAATGCCATGTATAAAAAGATGGAAGGCATGAAAGCTGGACAACTTAAAGCATCATACGGCAAGATGATGGATGCAATGCATATGAAAATGGAATCAGTAGATGATGCAGATATGCCAACCATGGTTGAGTATAATGCAGATTTCTCTGAAGATCTAAATGCATTGGTTGAATCAGAAGCAACTCTTTCAGACGAATTTAAGGATAATAATAAAGTATTAAAGTCTTGGTTTTGGGTACTGCAATCAAAAATGCTTACTGGATTAGGCTATATAAACTATAAAGAAATAATCCCCTCTGATTTTGATAGAGATATATTAATTAACCCCATTAAGTTTAATACAGAGGATTCAAGAGGCAATGATGTATTGGTATGTGGGGTAGTTAATAATATGGTTGAAAGAAACTCTAAGAGGGGTAAATTTGTTACCATGGAGATTGACCATAATTCTGATATAATTAATTGCCTTATATGGAATGAGACTTATGATAAGTATAAAAAGGAAGTAAAAAATTCAGAAGGCAAGATCATTTTTATGAATGGATTGATTAAGTTTGATAACTTTAAACAGAAAAATGGGATACAGTCTGTTTCTGAAACGAAAATTGAAATATTATGAATGTGAAGATTAAAAAAACATTGGATAATGCGGTAATTCCTAAATACGCTAAAAATGGGGATGCTGGAATGGATTTGACTGTAGCTAGTATTATATCTAATACTTCATTTCAAGTTAGCTATGATTCAGGTTTAGCTATGGAGATTCCAGAGGGTTATGTTGGATTAGTATTTCCAAGAAGCTCTATTAAGAATATGGAATTAACTTTATCAAATTCTGTAGGTGTTATTGATTCTGGATATAGGGGTAGTATTTCAGCTACATTCAATAAAACTAATGGGCTCGATTCTTTAAAATATAAAGTGGGCGAAAGATTTGCTCAGATTATCATTTTACCTTATCCTCAAATCCAATTTATTGAGACTCAAGAGCTTTCGGAATCTGAAAGAGGAGAAGGAGGATTTGGGTCTACTGGATCATAAAATAATCATTCGAAAAAGTTTTTGATTTAGCTTTAATGTATTTACTTTTACTATCCAATTTACATAATACAATATCACATAACTATGAGTGAAAAAAATTTAACACTGATAGTGGTCATTTAATGTATAGAACTAATTAACAATATGCCTGATAAAAAGAAAAAGTCTGACAAGAAAGTTGTCGATGCTGAAGCTATTAAAAAATTCCACGAAAAGGTAAAGGGTAAAAAGACCAAAATTAAGAAGGCTTTTAATACTCTTAAGGGAATAAAATAATCATCTGAAAAATAGACTTGTAAGCATACCATAAGAGCTGCTTATAGGTCATTTTCAATACACCTCTCACATAGAGAGGTTTTTTTATCATCAAATTGTCCTGAGATGGAGAAAAATAAATTACCATCGCCTACCAAAAAGTCTATTTTAATTACCAAGGCATGTCACATATTACTTGCCGAAGAAATGGACAAATTAAGAAACACTTCAGCTTACAGACAGGATACAAAGAATCTTGTTAATAAGCTATCTCACAAATTAGACCAAGAATACTCTGAAGTATATTCTATATACGATGATAGTGATAGGGGTAGATATGGCTTCAACTTAGTTGTTAATCTAATAGAAGACTTTGTTGATAAAATTGGCAACATGAGATCAGCAGAAGAATTGATTGAATTTAATGAACACCTTAAAACACTTTAATTATTTATGGTAAACGTTGGAAAATTCCAGAAGAAGAATGATAATAAATCTCTTCAAGACTATGTATTCATGTCACGTTACTCTAAGCCTGTTGGAAACTCGAAAGAGACCTATACAGATGCGGTTAACAGAGTAATGCAAATGCACTTAGATTATTTATCACCTAAAGTAAAGAAAGAGAATAAAGATAGATTCGATCAGGTATTTTCAAAGGCTTACGAAGCTTACCATAATCAAGAAATGATTGGTGCTCAGAGAAGCTTGCAATTTGGTGGAGAGGGGCTTTTACGTCATCACGGGCGCATGCTAAACTGCACAGGCACTTATTGCGATAGGCTAGACATCTTTGCGCACATCATGTATTTAAGCTTGTGTGGTTGTGGTGTAGGATATCATGTTCACCCACTACATACAGATAAACTTCCTAAAGTAAAAGGTACTCAAAAAAACAAAGAGGAATCATTTATTATTCCTGATTCAATTGAGGGTTGGGCAGATGCTGTTGGCAAACTAATTAAAAGTCACTTTGATGGTAAGCCAGCTGTAAAATTCGATTATAGTCAAATTAGACCAAAGGGTGCACCAATTTCAGGTGGCTTCCTTGCACCGGGCTCAGATCCTCTAAAGAAATGCCTCGACATTCTTGAAGATATATTATCAAGAGTTAATGGCAGAAAACTAAGACCATTTGAGTGCCATCTAATAATCTGCACAATTGCGGATGCTGTTGTTTCTGGAGGCGTTAGGAGATCAGCTTTAATTTGCCTATTTGATATAGATGACGAAGAGATGATGAAGTGTAAGACTGGTAACTGGTTCATTAATTACCCACAACTAGCAAGAGCCAATAACTCAGCTGTTCTACTTCCAGATACGCCATACGAAAAGTATGAAAAGGTTTTTAAAGCTTCTAAGGAATATGGTGAACCGGGTTTCGCATTTATGCCTAATCTATATCAATCGACTAATCCATGTTTCTCTGGTGATTCAAGGCTTTTAACTACAGAGGGGTATAAAACTTTTAAGGAGTTAGAGGGTGAAGATTTTAGTATTATTAATGCTTATGGCAAGGTTTCTAAAAGTAAGGTTTGGAAATCAGGAATTAAAAAAACCATTGAGATAAATGGCACTAAACAAAAAAATGTAATTCAATGTACTCCAGATCATGTTTTTATGACTATTGATGGAGAAGAACTGGAAGCTAAAGATTTAGTGGGGCATAGAATCGGAATTCCAATGGTTAAGGGTGGGGTTTTCGATGATGAGTATGTAAAATTTGGTTTTTTGCAAGGTGACGGTGCATTAGGTAGACTTAATTCAAACCCGCACAAAGGAATGGAGGTATTTTTAGGTAAAAAAGATGATGAAGTTGCCGCATTTCTAGGCATTGAGAAAAAAGAGGATAAAATTTCTTTCTATATTCAAG